CTTTCCTGTGCGGTCTTTATCCCAACAGTATGCCCTTAGTTCTTTTATTAAATTGCTGCTCTTAGAAGTCACTAAATAGCTTTGTGATTGCATTATCTGAATACCGAAGTTAATTGAATCTGCTCCCTTCCTTACTCCCTTAATTACTTGTCCCGTTCTTCTGATCTCTTCTATGCTTTTAGGCTCTGAACTATCCGCATAAGCTATTACGTTCTTTTGTAGTTTCTTTGCTATGTCAGCATTAACTAAACCTGTCTCATAACAAATCTCGTTCAGAATCCTTTCACCGTTATAATTGTAAACTTCAATAATCGAACTTGGATCAACCGAGTATCCGAAGTCAACTCCGTAACCGAGTAGCCTTGCTTCATCGGGTATCTTATCAATTACTTTCCAATTACTAAACACAACACCCTCAAGCATTCCAACTAATCCTTCCCCGTATACCCTCCACCAATTCTCCCAATAGGAACTAGTCTTTGCTTTTAGTTTATTCTTTTCTATTTCTTTTACGATCCTTTGATCAAGTGCTTCGTTATCTCTGTAGGTAAGAATAAGAAAGTCACTATCTCCTTCATCTTTTAATTCAGTATGAACCCAAAACTCATTAGCAGGGTTAAAGTCTAAATAAATTTCTTGTTTGGTTCTTATCGCAAGTTCGTTATAGGAATTAAAATCAACGTTGTTGCATTCGTTAATATAAAGAATATCCCTTCTTGCTCCTCTTAACTTAGATGAATCATCAGCACTAAAAAATTCAATATAACTGCCATTGGCGAACTCGTATCTAAGAAACGATTTATTAAACCTTTGCTCAAAATACCTACCTGTCCATTTCATTATATTTAAGAAGTCCTTTAATGCTCCTCTTCTTAAATGTGGTATAGATTCAGCGACTACTGAGATTTCTATGTTTGAGTTTTTAGTAGCCTTATCAATTAATATAGGTAATATCCCAAAAGTCTTTCCTGCAGATGTTCCCCCTTGAATTATCTTAACTCTTTTATTTAGTTTTATTATTTTATTAATCGCTGTTGTCCTTACTAACATCGGGGAATAAAGGTTGTTCAATATTAGTTTGTTCTATTTGCTGCACAGGTGAGCCATAACCCGAATCCATTAAAACCTTATAAGCGTTTACGTCACCGTTCCTAGCTTTTTTAATTAAAGCTAAAGTCATTAAGTCTTCTTGGCTCATTGTTTCCAATTCAGACGTTAACGGGTTCTTTAGTTCTTGGTTTACTTCTAGCCACCTTCTTGCTATTGTGCTTCTATTCTTTCTGCCTTTGGGTCTACCGTTTGGGTTACCGCTTTGTCCTTTTTTAAAAGGTATTAAATCTTCTTTGCTCATTCTGTTTTTGTTCTGTTTCTAATATTTTAAAGTTTTTAATTCTTCTTGTTTATCATAGTAAGCCATTAACTCTCTATCGTTTGTGCTGCCTTCTCTTGGTTTTGTCATTCCCCCAAAAGAAATTTGTCCTTTTAACTTCCTATACTTACCATAAACAATGCCATCAAGACACGCCCAAATAATAACGCAATTACTTCTCTTCTCTTGCATCTTAATTAATTTCTTTACTGCAATAGGTAGCGGATAAGACGTGTCCATGTATCTACCTTTCCTTCCTTTTATTTCTGCAAAACAAATAAACTCACCATCAAGAAAAAGTTTGTAATCTAAATCAAACCTATTTAACTTTTCATAAGTACCCGAAAACAAACTAACGAATTTCTTTATCGCTTTTTCTTCTCTGTCTAAGTCTTCGGGTCTTTCAAATATAGGCATCTGAATATTCTTTACCGTTTATTTTAACCGTCAAGGTATCATCTAGCTTTCTCATTCGATCTATTATCACTTGACAATACTTTGGATCAATTTCCATTCCGTAGCACTTACGATCAAGTTGGTGAGATGCTACCATTGTTGATCCACTACCACAGAACAAATCAACAATTTTTTTATTTGCCTTATGATTATTTAATGCTCTACTCGCTAAAGTAATTGGCTTTTGTGTGGGGTGCTGATAATTTGTATCTTTTGCTAAATTCCACAAATCACTTTCATTATTAATTCCATCATCCAATTTTCCATTAAATAAACAAAATTCATGTTGATGTCTATATCCTCTCCCTAAACCAAAAACATTTTTTGCCCATACTATACAAGCCTTAAATTCTAACTTACTTTGTAATAGTCCGTAAAATTTCCAATTACACCAAACATAATAATTAATAGGGTTAAGAATTTTAAGAATAGAAACAAATCCTTCAATTAATTCTGTAAATTCTTTTATTGGCAAATCATCATTTTCAATAACATCAAACTTTCCACTCCTACCATTAAAAGCCACATTATAAGGGGGATCGGTAAATATCATATCTGCCTTCTCACCATTCATTAACTTAGCCACTTGATCTGAATCTGTTGAATCTCCACATAATAAACGATGCTCACCGATCTCAATCAAATCACCTAACACAACATCAACCTTTAAATCATCGGGTTCTTCATAGTTATCCTCCTCTGCCTCTAGTTCATTAGGAAAGTCGGGAACATCTAAACCCCATTCATCTAATTGATCTACATCCCATTCGTTTGCTAATGTATCCCAATCCCATTCTCCGAATCCGACATTATCCTTAACGATAAATTCTTTCTTTTGTTCTTCAGTCCAACCTTCAGCCACATCTACCCACACCTTTTTAACACCTGCATCTTTACAGGCTTTCAATCTCATGTTACCTCCTAGAACCATCATAGCTTCATCAACTACTATAGCTCTCTTCTCTAGCATTTGTGGAAATTCTTTAATGCTCTTTACTAGCTTTTTAAACTTATCATCTTTTATGGTTCTTGGATTGTTTGGGTTTGTCAGAACCTCATTAATGTTTACTTGCTTTATCATCCAACCTCTGTGTTCTCAATGATAAAATCCTTTGTCCTTCTTATCATGTAATTTTGATCCTTCTTTGTTTTAAAAGTTCTAGGTATTTGCACCCATATTTTAGTAGGATCATCTTCTGTGAAGAAATTTCTTAATGATTTTTTTATTGCTTTAATTAACCTCATACTTATTTAATTTACGTTTTAAGTTTTCCACTTTGTTTTCCAAGTAATGGATTTTATCAAGAGTGTCAAGATCAACAGGCTTAAAATTAAACTGCTTTTCTAACACATCAAGGTTTTTATTCTCATCCTTATAAACAGGATAATAATGGTGGCTATGCATTATTGTTGCATGAGTAATGTCCTTTGCATTTGCCTTAAAGAATAAAGCAATACTAGTCCACCTTAAATTCATCTTATCCCTTAGTAAGTAAATCAAAAGTGAACGGTAATGAATCACCTCTTTCTTTCTACTGTCTTCGAAAACATTTACTTTAGTTTTCTTTATAATTCTATCGCTTATTTCTTGTGCCGTCATTTTAAATATCTTTTTACTTCTGTCCAAAATTCTATCTGATAAGTGTAAGGTAACCCCCACTTAAATAATTCATCTATCAATATTAAACTAGCCTTCTTAGAGGCATCCTCATCAATGCCGCATTCCCTAATGTGTCTACTGATTAACTGCTGAGCTTTATCACTTGCGTTTTTTTCTCTTTCTGTCATAGTTCCAATATTTTGTTCATCCTATCTAAATGTTCTAGTTCTTTCTTTAATCTTTCAATGTATAAAGTAGCATCCATCAATTCTTCTTGAAGATGAATAAGCCATTCTAAGGGACTTAAATCTTTTCTATCTAATGTCACACCGTATTTCTTTATTCCTTCCTCTGAGCGTTCTTTAAATTTGTTTAGAACGCTTTCTACTATACTATCTGTCATGCGGTTTGTGTAAGTCTATAAAATTTCCAATTATTAAAATCAAAACACTTGCTATTATTATAAACAAAGTGCCTAGTATTCTTTTAGCCTTCTTCATTTTCTATCCGTTTAATTAAAATATTTATTTCCTTATCTAATCTTTTTAATCCTCTTGTCAAACCAACTATTGTTATTTGATCAATGTATGGATTAAGAATTAATTTTCTTGCCTCATCTCTTATTTTTATCTTAGTGTTTAATTCTGCTTTTAAGTTCATTCTGTTCTAAGTTTTAAAAGGTTGTAGCACTCTATGTATTTTTCCCTTGCTTTGCTCTTGTATCGTTCTTTAAAAAGAAGGTATAACATTTTAGTGAATTGATATTTTGTGTCACAGTCCTTGTAATATTTCTGTGCAAACTTGACACCTTTTCCTTTAAAGTAGTTGACGTTATCCGCAGTATCCCCGACTATCATTTGAGTGTAAAAGTTTTTTAACGCATCATATTCCGATATGTCTAAAACTTCTTTTTTGTTGTACTTATATATCAACGCAGGGAATTGAAGGTAATCTTTATCAATGCTAACAATCATTACCTTATCTCTTCCGTAGATATCGCTTAAGGATTTCCAATGTGCTGCAACTAAATCATCTGTTTCCATTCCGCACCCTTGAATCCCTTTGTAAGTCTTTCTGACATGATCATGTATTTGAGGTAATAAAGGAGGTTTTTGTCCTGTTCTATTGGCTTTGTATTTCTTAGTAATTAGCTTTCTAAAGTTTCCCCTGCTATCATTAAAAACTAAAACCTCTTCTACATTGTACAACTCCGATAGTTCATTTATAACCCTTTGAAAAGTCTCATCAAATTTTAAAATAACATCTTCAATGTTTTCAAAAAATGATCCTTCTTCCTCTCTAGGTTTGTAGCAACTTGCGAACACTAAACTATCTGCGTCAATCAGCAAGATCATCTTCGCTAATTACTTTACAATTCTCCTTACAAGCATCGCACCTTTCAGAATGTTCTACCACTCTTGCTCCGCAGCAGTTGCTTATTCCTTCTTCGTAGTCTATCATTTAATTGGGATTTGTAAAAATGGTCCGTTAAAATTCATTGTGTATTCCTCATCAATATCAAAGCACTCTTTTGTCTCAGCATTAAAAAAGGTTAATCTTTCCTTAATCAATTCAATAAAGAACATATGCTGATATGGTGTTGTGTTAATAAAAAAATCAACTACATCTTGATACTCCTCTTTTAAAGAGGATTCTTTTGCAGGGTTAACTTTTCCCTCTATAATTTTTGGTTCAAATTTTTTATTTTTCATATCTGTTTATAAATTTATTTCTAATGTGTAAATAATCAAACCAATACTCAAACCACCTATTGTATTCATCGTAATCATTAAATGATTTTTTGGCTTTAAGGTATTTATTATAAGCTGCCTTTACTTCCCATTCTTGAATATCTTTTTCTATAATCCATTCGTATGACATCGCTCAATAGTTTAGTTGGATAACACTCTTTACATACAGTCCAATCGGGTAATGATTCTAAATCATTAGATGATGCTGCGTAGTTTCCACAATCGGGACACTCAATCACATACAATGCGTTATGAATCTTTTTCCGTTCCCTTATCAATTTTGATTTGCTCATTTTCTTTTAGTTTTTCTGCAAGTACTTCAGCTTCTTTTACGATTTCGTCTAATCCTCCCATGAGGTTTCCGAATAAGTGATCTAGTGAATTTTCCATAGTTTTATCTGTTTTTTTTTTAAACTTCCGTTAAATCTGATTCGTGAAAAGATTCAGTCCATCGCCCTAT